CCTCCATTTCCAGCTTGGCCCTTGCGTCAGCCGATCCTGTGAAATTAGACAGCATGGCCGCAGATTTTGCCCGGATCGTTTCATTAAACTTATCCGTTGTAGCTGGATCAATAATATCATCCTCTGCCAAGGCCCGATTATATTCATTAAACGCATCGTTATAGAATTGATCCGTCATGCGGGCGATATTGATTGTATCAATCCGGTTCCTGCGTTTGGTTTCAATCTGTGTGGCGACCTGCCCAACCTCAGATACGGCGTTCCCGACAGCTTGCGCTGCACTGGCCTGCGCCATCAAGCCAGTCTGATCCCCTCCGAAATCCGTTGCCGTTGCCTGACGGCCCTGATTGACCGATTGCGGCATGGTTTCGCGTGTGTATTGTGTGATTTTTGCCATTTAGAACATCCCCATGCTTTTCCCGGATTGAATACCGCTCGATATACCGCCGATAATGCCAGCCGCAGATTTAGCTGCCCCTGCTTTTTTCACCAGCGGGATTTGATTCAGCGTATTTCCTGCGCTGGCGGTATCCAAAGCGGCATTGTTGAGGTAAGACCTATGATGAATTGAACAAGAAACGCGAAATTCTAACATGGGGCGAAGGAATTACAGGCCAGAAGGTCGAGCCGATGGCGGCTTTGAACTTCATTACAGGTGGCAGCTTCAAAAAGACCGATGAAGAAATTATCAATGATGTTGCCAATATTTACAAAATGAAGCCAGAGGACATTCCGGCTGAAATGATGTTAAAGATTAAATATCCTGATTTGAAATTGATGGATGGGGATGTTGATCCAAACAAGGATTTTGGGCCGGGTAATAAATTAACCGTTGGTGGCATCAGTAAAAAAATCGCCCCGGTTATAGCTTCGGCTGAATCAACGCGGATGCAAATATCAATGATGAATTCATCCATTGCACAGGCGCGGGCCGGTAATAAAGTTGCTGGTCAGGCCGCTGTAACAGCTTTTAAGAAAATGCTTGATCCGACTTCTGCGGTCATGGAAGGCGAGATTAAAATGGTTGCAGATACGGAGGGACTGCGTGGACGGATCGATAAGATGTTTGATCCCGGTAAGCCAGTCAGTGCCGAACAGCTTGCTGATCTGGAAGCATTTGCTGCTGACTTCACCAAAAAACTTATGGACAGTAAAAAATCAAAGATCGACGATCTTCTTGTGGACGCAGATACAAGAGGATTCCGCCGGGTTGATATTGGCTTGCCCGCTACTGTCTACAAAGACATCTTCGGAACTGATGTCGTCGGGGACATTAAAACAGATACCCCTGCCCCTGTAGGATTGGAAAATATAAGCGAAGATGATTTAAAACGCATGCTTGATGAAATGGAATCCAAGTTCTCTAAAGTGGTAGCAGAGGTAGAAGCATCAGAGATGTAGTCAGCGCCAGCGTCTCCGTATGTCCATTTACCATTCTTGAAGTTGTAAATTAACAACTGTCTGTTACCAAAGGTAGTCCTGAAGTTCCAGATAATCAACTTACGCACAGGGTCAACAGCAGAAGACATGATGTTGAACTGGCTCTCGTCAGCTAGGCCAAAGAACCAACGATCTATTTTCTCTGAGCCAATAGCGGTAACTTGTTGACCATCACATGAGTAGAAACCATCGTCTGACAAGAAAAAGGTAATGCCTTGAACTTGGGCAATAGAACCCGCAGCGATACAGCCTTTACCCCTAGAGATATTGTCAAACTGGAAAATGAAAGGTGTGCCGATATAGCTCATTCGGCTAATACCCTTTTCCATCAGGATAATGCCAAACTCACCACCACGGATGCCCATGATCTGACCACCATCAGGAATATCTTGGTAGTCAGCTTGAGTTACTTGATCTGCTGTCCATTCAGTCTCATCGTTGATACCTGACCAACGAACCCGAGATGGGTAAATCGTAGATGACTCAGTAGTAAACGCTGTCACCACGAAATCACGAACAACAGTCAAATATCTGCATATTGGTGCAGTAGCCGCTAGATCAGCAAATGCTGTAGATGTCCCCAAGGTGAATACTTGCATTGGGTCACTATTGTTAGTGCCAATGATCGCATTGCCAAACTGAGTAAATCTGAATCTGTCGCCACTAGCGTTAGGTGTGTAGCCACCAGACTTAGAAACATCGGTTAGTACACCAACACCAGAGACGCTATAAATCTTGGTAGAACCTGCCGCAAACAACTTTGTGTCGTTAGTAGGGGTTTTCCCTGCTACGAGTGTAGTAAGGTTTTCTGCCGCTTCAGCAGAGAATGTAGCCGCAGTAGGAAGTGGGCCATAGCCGATAGCCTGAGACACTACGTTTTTAGCATCAACCAAAGCACCAGAGATGCTTGTCTGGTCAGGCATCCACTCACCAAAAGTTAGTTTTGTCGTAGCCATGTATTACTTCCTTGAGCCTGAATTGTCCATGTGTTGTCATTAGCGGATACTGGTGTCCAAGTATTTGAGTCGCTAGAAACAACAGTCCATGTGTTTGAATCTGTAGATACTGGAGTCCAAGTATTGTCATCCTCTGGAACTGGTGTCCAGTTCTCGCCCATTATCACGCCTTTAGCTGTGATAGTAGCTGTACCAGTAACACTAGCATCACCTGCGTAAACTACAGAGCTAGATGCCGTAACGTCTGCCGTTGCCTCAATGCTTGCAGACGCATCAGCAACAACACCACCATTAGCCGTAACTGTTGCTGTACAAGTAATCGTGCCTACAGCATCTCTAACTCTTATGCCATCAGCAGTTACTGTCGCATCAGCCGTGATAGCCGCAGAACCATTAGCAACAATTCCACCTACGCAAGTTACATCAGCATTAGCTGTGATAGCCGCATCAGCAAACTGGACTCTTGTTCCAATAGCAGTTACATCAGCACTAGCGGTAATACTTGCCGCACCATACTGAACCCTAGTTGCATCGCAAGTAACGATTGCTACAGCGTCAATGCCTACTGAGGCGTTCTGTACCCTTGTGCCTTCACAAGAAACGCTTGCAGAGCCTGTAATGCTTGCACTAGCATATTGGATTAGGTAGCCATCAGCCGTTACTGTGGCACTACCATTTACTGCCGCTACACCTAACTGAACCCTAGTAGCGTCTGCTGTAACAGTTGCAGAAGCGCTCACGGACGCATAAGCATCCCATAGGGTTACTGAGGTTAGATAAAGTGAACTATCGAGTGTGAGTGTTAAGTCATCAATGCTAGACTTTAATTGGTCTAGCGAGTCAATCGTCCACGGTGGCAGTAAATCAGCCATCTCACGCCAATGTGACGCTCAATGAACCAGCAGCAATACGGAACACATCGCCAGTAGCAATCGTTTTAGACGCATCTAGTGGAGAGTGATACAGCAAGTTGCCAGCAGTAGAAGCATCACGAATACCGATGTAGGCAACAGTACCCCATGAGCCACCAGCTTGAGGAAACTCAATAGCCGCAGAGTTGGTAGTCGCACCATTGCTAGGCGCACCAAATGTAATTGACTGACGAGCATAGCTAGTACCAGATACCTCAGTACCTGTGTCAGCGTCTGTTGGGTCAGAAGTGTAGAGAGCCAAATACACAGTTGTTGGTGCTGTGTAGGATGTTGCTCTCAATGTGCCGTTAATCAGCGCCCCTTCAAGGTAATTACTCATTTCTGCCATTTTTTACTCCAAGTTATTTCGTTTACTTCTGTTGTCAAATTGAGATAGTACTTGCAGATTCCAAGGAACATGGAGTCCACAAACAGTCTCACCACATAGCGGAACAATATGATCTACCTCATGTGCCACGCCTGTTTCAATTGAGATTTTATTCGCTTTTGAATAAATTGCTTCAATTTCTAACTTCATTGTTTCATCTAACCAAGATGGGCAAGCATTTCTTTTTGCAGCACGATATTTTGCGCTATAAGCAAATGATTTGTGCTTGTTGTTTTCGTACCATCTTTTGCTTTTGAGTGCATACTTTTCTTTATTGTTCCTTTGCCACTCAATTGTTCTTTGTGAGATTTTTTCTTTATTCTTAGGATAGTAAGTTTTGTAAAACTCTTTAGCGTTTTCTTTAACTCTATCTTGGTTCTTTAAATCCCATTCTTTCTTTTTAATCTTTTTGCAGTTTCTACACCAAGAACTAAATCTAGTTTTTTCCCAAGCAAAGTTATTCTCAGTAGGCTTAACTACTTTACAGCAAGCGCATTGTTTTTCAGTCATGCGCTCCATAGTTTCACCTTGAGGTAAGTTTCATTGATAAAGGAACACCAGAATACTGAGTGCTTTCATCAGACTTGGTGAGAGAGGAAATCGCACGATCATACATAGAACCCCATGTATTGATTCTTGCATCATTGAACATGTAAGGTTCTGCCTCAACCAATGCCGCATAAAGCAAAGCATCAGGTGCTGTTGTCAGGAACACATTAGATGTATTCGTGCTTGACAGATATGCAGGGGCAGCAAAGTACAAAAGTTTCAACGTGTAGATGCCATCAGGCACAGGGACTAATTGAAACTCGCTTGCCAGAATCGTATAAGACTTAGGAACACCAACAGTCGATGCTCTTGGGTCATTAGACAATACCGATGGGCTAGAGTAGCTCAATGGTTGAATTGGATTTGTCGTAACAACAAAATCACGAATCTCTAGGAAGTCGCTAGGCAATTCAACAGTACCATCACCAGATACAGTCGCAGTCGTTACTGACTTTAGCATTTGACGGATACGCAATTCTCTACGGAGGCGATTCTCAGCAAATGTAATGAAGTCTGGAATCTGGCTAGTCAAGTCAGACCGAGCCAAATATCCTGCAATTGAGGTCTTTAAATCAGAGTATGTTGCGAAACTCATACCACTCCAGTCCGAGTTCTAAAAACTCTGTTATCACGCTCGTTTAACCACGCCTTAAAACGCTTCTCGTCTAGCACAGCAAAGCCACGCATGATGCCTTGTTTGTTAAGGTCATCAATAACAGTCATTGGAATTGATGCTATTTTATTTCCAAACAAGTTATCAGACCATCTTGCTCGTTCATCGTAAGAGTTGTACTCTTTTTTGTTCTGCTCAAGAATGTCAGTTATGTCCTGACGAGTCTCAATGATGATACCACCTTCACCT